AATATCTAAGTTCAAAAATGAGAAAGATATCAGCTGAGAAATCAGTTGATAAAGTAGAAGATTGGAAATCAATAGCACAAGCTATGAGAAAGGAATACTTCCCAAATAGACCGGCTCTCAATATGAAAAGAGATACAAAAGACATGTCTACATCATCTCAAACTGTAATGAACCTAACCGATAAGGTATTACAAATAACTTACTTTAAGAACAAAGTAAACGAATTCAAAGGTATTAATAGACAACTGCCTGATGGATATCAACCTAAGATTACAATCGAAGTAATCCCAGTTTAATTTCAACATTTTAATAGAATCATATTTATATACATACAAAATGTAAATATATTAATATGTCAACTGAATTCGAATTATTTAAAGGAAAGAATTTAAGCTCTCTTTTCGAAGATATCTATAATAACCAACTTTCAAAAAAATCAAAAATAAGTTCTCTAATAGAGGAACTTAAAAAGATGATTAAACACTCTGGTGATGTGGCATCTGTAGGACCTATCCTATCTTCACTAATTGATAGTTCAGTAAAGAACGATGACCAATTGGTTAAGTTAGCAACAATTGCAACTAAGATTATTGCATCTGAAAAGAAAGCAGAAGGGCAGGATGGTTTCCTAACGGAATTTGAGAAAAACCAATTATTGCAAGATTTAGAAGATACCAAAGCAGAAGTTGAAAGAGTGGATGATTTGGAATTTGAGTTGGAAGATTTAAAAAAGAAAATGAAATAATATGGGATTACAAAATGCAAGTGTTTCAAATGCTCTGAATAATAGATTTGGTACTAAAGATACTACTTTATCTAGATTTGGTGTAGTTTATTCTGTAATATTGGATGAAACCCATCCGAAAATAAAACAATCACCAAATGATTCATTTGATTCAAGAATAGTTGGATGTGTTGAATTTAGATATCAAAATGATTTCACTACAAATGATAGAGATTTACCATTAGCATATCCATTTGATAAAAATTTTGTAAACCTACCAACAAAAAATGAAGTTGTAGAAATAATTCAATCAAACGCTGGGCCTATATTGTATAAAAGAATAGGTGCAGAACCATCACCAAATATAAATGCACAATCTACTTTAATAAGTAGTGTATTTGCACCAGGTTCTACACAATCTCCAGAGAAAACTACATCAGATTATTCCAAAGTTTCACAAACAGGTATAACAAAAACAAACACATCTGGTAATTTAAAATATGATGGATATGGAAAATACTTTAAAGCTGAAAAAACTCATAAATTAAAACTATATGAAGGTGATACATTAGTACAGAGTAGATTTGGACAATCAATAAGATTTTCGGCATATAATAATGAAAAAAATATATATTCACCTGTTATTCTTATTAGAAATTCACAAAATGAAATATCTAAAAAGCAAGATATATCAACAATTGTTGAGGAAGATATAAATAGAGATGGTAGTACAATAGCAATAACATCAAATCAATATCAATTACCATTCCAACCGGGAACAGTATCCGATAAAGGTTCATCTGATTTTGAAACAAAACCAAATACATTCAAATCATATCCATCCAAACTAATAGGAGACCAGGTATTAATTAATTCTGGTAGAATAATATTATCAGCAAGAAATGCTGAAATGATATTCTACTCAAAAAAGAATTATGGGTTTATTTCAGATGGTGCAATGTCAATAGATAATAAGCTTGGTATAAACGTAAATGTAAACGATACAATTGATGTAAAAACAAATGATAGGGATATAAGACTTGTTACTGGTACTGGTAGAATATATTTGGGTAGATATGGAGCTTCTGGTGATGCTGGTGCCCCTATACAAAAAATGGTAATGGGTGGTGAGTTGGTTAAAATCCTAAAAGATTTAATAGATGCTGTAACTAAACAACAATATGCAACCCCTTGTGGACCTACTGCATTAGGACCAACTAATTTAGCAGATTTTAATTTAATAAAAACAAAATTAAATCAAATTCTATCAAACAACAATTATTTAAGTAGATAATGTGGGCAATCTATAAAGTAAACATGCTAAGAAAGATGTCCAGTGGGGCATTTGCAAAAGATATAGATGGTTTTGCAATATCATTTGCCGATGAATTTGATGCGTGTATAAAAAGAGGAGGAGACTTAATCAACGGATGTAATGTAGTAAATGGTAATAAACAAGCTTTAATTTTAGGAATAAAGGATGCATTAAAAAAAGGACAAAGTGCTGGTATTGGTAATTTTAATTTGTTAAATGAATTAGGACCTGCAATAGTTGCATATTGGTCTGGTGCAACATTATCACCATATCCAAATCCTTTGGTAAAACCGGGAGGTTGGCAAAGTACACCACCTGCAATTGGTACTGTTTTAAATTTAGGACCAGAACCAATACAAACCGCCGCATCTGCTGCAAAAATAACTGCTGAAAAAACTGCAACTAAAATAGCAATAGATGAATTAAAAAAACAAAAGATAAATATTCCTCCTTTGGGTGAAGTTAATATATACGATACTGTTGAAAAAATATTAGCTAAAAAGATAAATGACCCACAGGTATTATCAAACCCAGCTATATACCCAGCGGTATTATTAGTTAAGTTGGCTAGAGAAACTAAAATACCATCTCCAAATTTGGCATTAAAACCTGGTAATTTTATAAAATTCCCACCACTTCCAGACAGAAAAAAATTAATAGAGGAAGCAAAGAAGAAATTAGAAGAAGAAGCTGAAAAACAAGTAAAAGAGCAAATCAAAAAACAAATAATAGAACCTGTAAAGGAAGCAATACTTACTCCAATAGAACAAGCAATAGAACAGGCAATAACAATAGCTAACACAGTTAGACCTCTACCAACCAAAGCTCAAATAAAAAAATATGTTAAGGATACGTTTGAAGGTATAATACCTGATTTACAATTACCTGGTATAACAATACCAAAAATACCAACTAAAGCAGAAATTGAAAAAATTGTAAGCGATATAATAGCAGGATATATACCAAATATACCAAATCTAAAATTACCAAAAATACCAACCAAAGAGGAAATAAAAGCTATGGTATATGAGATGATTAAAGATAAAATCCCACAAATACCAAATTTTAATATAGTCCTTCCAAGTTTGTATTTTAAACCAAGTTCAAACATTTTAATAAATCCATTGGTTAATTATTGTAAAACTCAAATGCTAACAACTGGAGGTATAATAAATGTATTATCACAATACCCACCACCAGCAATACCAGCACCAGCTATTATTAAATGGGATGGGTATAGAGTTCCTGATGGACCTCCTGTACCTGATATACCAATACCACCGGCATTTCCATCAAATATACCATTACCAGATACTTCAAAATTAATAACAGAATTACCTAAAATTAAATTAGAAGTACCTAAATTTGAAGTACCTTCGTTGGGTAGTGTGGCATCTATAATAACAATATAAGTGACAAACCTGTATTAATTCCCAAAAATAACAATTCAAATATTTATAAACATAACAAATAATAAAGTATGGATACGGACAAATTATTAAAAGCCATTCAAATTCTTATTAAAGAGGAGCTCAAAGAGCAATTACCTGCTTTAATTAAGGAAAGTGTGAAGGCTGAGATGAAAAGGATGTTAGCAGAGGGTAAACAACCTGCTAAACCAAAAACTACTGGATTATCGATGGCTAAAGCTATGTTAGATGATGAACTCATTGAAGAATCAGTATCTACAAAAGTAGTACCACAAAAACAATTCAGTAAAAACCCAATGATTAATCAAATCCTCAATGAAACAAGAGGTGGTATTCCACAAGGAGATGGTGGGTTTAGAACAATGAACTTTGGACAAGGTGATATGGGTTCTATTGTAGGTAAAACAGCAATTGCTGAAAAAATGGGTTATGGTGATTTAGCTAGAGGACCTCAACCAACTGGATTGGGTGTAAACACTGGTGTACCTGAATTAGATAAAGCATTGAATAGAGATTATTCTGAACTTGTTAAAAGATTTAAAAAGTAATATAAAATGGCAGTACCTTTAGGACAGGAATTAGTAGTTGATAGTAAACAATTTTCTGACTATGCTATTGGAATAACACTTCCAATACAAATAGGTAATACTGCTTTTAATCAAACTTTTTACACAATAGACCAAGCAAGAACTAATATAAAAAATTTACTATTAACAAAAAGAGGAGAAAGATTAATGCAACCTCAATTCGGAAGTGGGTTACAGGAGTTTTTATTTGAACCGATTACTGATGAAATTGCCGATAGGATTGAATCTGAAATACTAAATACAATAGCACTTTGGTTACCATATATAACTGTAAATTCAATTGAAGTAGATACTACATCAGATAGGGAACAAAGCACTATTAATTTAAATCTATCATTTTCGGTTGCAAATGGTACAGCAAATACAAATAATACTACAATTAGATTTCAACAATAAAAGATAGATGAACAAAAATTTTAAAAATAGAGGAAAGGATATAAAGTACTTAAATAAAGATTTTGGTGCGTTTAAAAATAATCTAGTAGATTATGCCAAAACTTATTTTCCAAAAACTTACTCCGATTTCAGCGAAGCTTCTCCTGGTATGATGTTCATAGAAATGGCAGCATATATAGGCGATGTTATGGGATTTTATATAGATGATACTTTGAAAGAATCATTGATGCCATACGCTGAAGATATAAACAGTGTAATTACACTATCTCAACAATTGGGTTATGTACCAAAAGTAACATCCCCAGCAATTACAACATTATCTGTATATCAATTAGTTCCATCGGTTGGTAATGGAGCGGCTAATGCACCTGATTCAAAATATTATTTAAGAATCAAAGAAGGTATGCAAGTTGAAAGTGCAAACAATATAAATTTCTTAACAACAGATGTTGTAGATTTTGCAGATGAAACAAATAGAGAGATAGCAGTTTATCAAACCGATTCTATAACAAAAGAACCAACATTCTATTTAATTAAAAAATATGTTCAAGCTATATCTGCAACTGTTAAATCTGCTGAATTTACATTTGGTAATTATCAAGCTTATCAAACGATAGATTTACTTGATACTAATATTATTCAAATATATGATGTTAGGGATAGTGATAATAACAAATGGTATGAAGTTCCGTATTTAGCACAAGAAATGGTATTCATTGATTATCCAAATACAGAAGCAAATGATCCTGAATTAGTTCAATTCAAAGAATCTGTACCATTTATTTTGAAAACTATAAAAACTCCAAAAAGATTTACTGTAAGTGTGAATCCAAATGGTACAAAATCAATTCAATTTGGAGCTGGTGACCCATCAGCATCCGATGAACAATTAATTCCAAATCTTAAAAACGTAGGATTGGGATTACCAAATTCAATAAGTAGATTAGAAGAATCATTTGACCCAACAAACTTTTTGAAAACAAAAACATATGGTACATCACCAGCAAACACAACCATAACTGTAAAATATTATGTTGGTGGTGGTGTTGAATCAAATACTCCAAAAAATACATTAATAAGATTAGGAACGTATGAATTGGATAACGATGTATCAACATATACAGAAGCTCAAAAAGCAGTTTTTAATTCAATAAAAAATTCAATAGGAGTTGATAATGAAATTCCTGCTGTTGGTGGTAGAGGTGGTGAAACTATTGAAGAAATAAGACAAAACGCATTAGCAAATTTTGGTTCACAAAATAGAGTAGTAACTGCAAAAGATTATCAAGTAAGAGCTTTATCATTAAATCCAAAATATGGTTCTATTGCAAAAGCATTCGCTATAGCTGATGGTAAATTAGATAATAATTCACCGGCATCTATATTAGCATCTCCAAATAACTTACAAGAGTTTACGGATTTGGTTATGTCATTTGTTAAAAAGCCTGATAATGAAGAACCAACGGAGGGAAGTGTTAAAAGTGATATCCAAAAATTTTTAATAGGAAAAACAACAAATATGGATGAAAAAAACAATCCATTTGCTGTAAACTTATATTTGCTTGGGTATGATAACGAAGGGCATTTAACTGAACTTAATATGGCAGTTAAAGAAAATCTTAAAACATATTTAAATGAATATAAAATATTAACCGATGGTGTTAATATAAGTGATGGTTTTGTTATAAATATTGCACTGGATTTTGAAATAAAAGTTTATAACAATTATAATAAGAGTGAAGTTTTAG